GACTATGATACTGAGTTGAATCTAGAGAAAGCAGGATGGGTGAAGGTCCGCATTGATAGAAAACCCAATGGTCGTTCTTCTGTTCTTGGTGATCTCGATCGATGCCAAGCAGCAGCAAAGGTGATTGACAAGAAACTCGGTGGTTGGCAGGGTATCAAGACCGACCAGTTCTGGGTGAGAGACGGTGGAACAATGGTTGCAGATGAGAAGACATGGGACACATACGTCAAGACAGGTCGAGTGCCAAAGCGAACTGATATTGGTAGAACAATGTCACAGTTTAGATAAACCCTCAGGCTGGCACTATGGCAGGTAGAGTGTTTTTGATAGCATTCCCATACGCCTATTCTCTGCGCCCCACGGAGAGTGTCAGTCTGAGGTTTTTTATTTGTATACATACTTTACTGAATAACAGGAGCATCCTCATGGAAGTATCACGAAAAGTAACTGAACAAGATCTACAAGAGCGTAGTGACCACGAAGAGAGAGAACTTCATTTATATGCTGATAACCACGCTGATCTACACAGACAGCGTACTTCTATGGTTCACAAGAACCTTCGCAACAAGATGGCTGCTGGCACCTACGACAGCAACAAGGCACACCGTGCCTTCGTACACGTTGCAAAGGATGCCGCTGGACGTTATGACAAGGAACACAATGCAAAGGGTGGCAAGACATTCAACAAAGATCACATTCACAACGTCGCAAAGAGAATGAGAGATCAGTTTGAAGACGAAGCAAAGGATGGTGGTCATGATCACCTCCTACACAAGAAGTATCAGAAGAAGACCAAGAAAGAAGAAGTAGAACTAGACGACGATGCAATCCTTGAAACAGTAGAACTCACAGAATACGAAGAAATCGCACTACGCATTATCGAAGACAGACAAGTCAAACAATTCGACGAACTTATTGAAGAAGAGATCCTAGAAGAAGGTATTGAAGTAGAACTAGACGAAGATGCCGTAATCGAGAAGATGATTGAAGCAGGATACAGTGACGAAGAAATCGCAGAAGCAATCGAAGAACTACAAATAACTGAAGAGTGAGAAACGAAAAATAGAATACATGTTGTGAATGAGGGAGGGCTTCGGCCCTCCCGATTTCATATATAAATATAGTAACAAGGAGAAAGTTATGCAACCAGGCCCATTTAACAACAGAGACAGCAGACTTTATAACGATATCGAAAAGATGCTCGGCGAACTCAAGATGCCCAAGAGTCCAAATAATAAGAAGATTAAGAGTAACGAAGAAGTCGAGCATGTCGAAGAGGCAGTCAGCACCACTCTCAAGTTCAAGAAGGATACAGTCGCCAAAAAGGCTGGTGGTAAGAAGGTGTCTGGTGGTTACAAGTTTGAGTTCAAAAACGACAACGAAATGATGAAGTTTATGGACAAGCACGCCGATAGTATCGCAGAAGATACCGAGGTCGAAGAAGGCAAGTTAGTCGATCGTATTATGCGAAAGCGTAAGCAAATGAAAAACAAGGGGACTATCCCCGGATCGGATGGTTATTGAAATGGATATGAGGAACTTCTTTGGTTGGGTTCAAGGAGTTAGGTCAAATGGGGCAGGCAAAGACAACTATCAGGCTGCCCAAAACATGACTGGTGAAATGTCAAATAAAGGTTGGAGGCCCGAGGCTAAAAGCGTCGAAGACGTATACAAAAATATGCAGGGTTTAGGTAAACCAGTTGACAAATCTACAGAATAAGGTATAATATTTACATGATGTATCAAGGTAACTTTACGCACGATATCGTGGAGGACATCGAGCCTCTTTCGACATCGCAAGATGAAACAGGTCGGTTCTACAATACGCCACATGGCAAAATGGCAAGTGTGACGACCGTAACAGGCTGGGAAAAGCAGAAGTTCTTCGCAAAGTGGAGACGGGAAAACCCCGAAGAGTCTAAGCGTGTGTGTTCACGCGGCAACTATCTCCACGATGCGATTGAACAGTATCTTCTCAACAACGAGGTGTCAGAGGATCAACTGCCAGGTGGCAGTAAATATCTCTTTGCACAGATGAAAGAAAGTCTAGACAAGATCAACAACGTTCGTGCCTTGGAGGCTCCTCTATGGAGTCAGGCTACGTCTCTCGCTGGTCGGGTTGACTGTGTTGCTGACTACGAAGGTGAACTATCGATTATCGACTTCAAGGGTTCAACCCGCAAGAAGAGAATCCGAGACATCGACAACTACTTCATGCAGACTACTGCTTATGCGATCGCATGGCAGGAGCGAGTGGGACAGCCAGTGAATCAGATTGTGATTCTCATTGCTTCGGAGGAGGGAACCAATCAGGTTTTCAAATCTACTCCACAACTACATACAAAGCCTCTTCTAGAGGCAATCAAGAAGTATAATCAACACTTCGCTCAACAACAGGGTCAACTATGGTAAACTTCACTTCCTTTCTCAATGAGGGTAAGAACACACACCTTACTCACGCAGCCGATCTAGTCTTCGAGGGTTATGCGAGAACTAATCTGGCTGTGAACTTCATTGAGAGCGTGGCTACCATGCTGGAAGGAAACTCCAAGTCTAAACTCAACGTCACACGCAAGTGGGACGGCGCACCCGCAGTGTTCGTGGGGATCAACCCAGAGAACGACAAGTTCTTCGTAGGAACCAAGAGTGTCTTCAACAAAGGCACACCCAAGATCAACTATACGAACGCAGATATCACCCGCAACCACGGACACGCTCCTGGCCTCGTAGAGAAACTTAAGGTTGCTCTCAAGGATCTCAAGAGCGTCGTGGTGGGTGGTATCTATCAGGGTGACATGCTCTTCACCAAGAGCGACCTAGAGAAACGAGAGATTAATGGTGAGTCGTTCATTGCGTTCACACCAAACACGATCACCTATGCTATCCCATCCGACTCTGATATGGCAAAGAAAATTGCTAGATCCAGCATGGGTATCGCATTCCACACCAAGTATACTGGTAAGGACATGGCGAGCATGAAGTCATCGTTCAATGTTACCAAGAAGAGTTTCAAGAAGAGCAGCAAGGTTCTCGTCGAAGATGCCACATACTTTGATCAGAGTGGTAGAGTCACGTTCACTGCTGGTGAGATGAAGGTTGTGACCCGAGAGGTTACCAAAGCACGACAACTCGCAGACGCTAATAAGACTGGACTGAACTGGCTCGCCGGCGAGAACAAGATCGTCGCACTCCTCAACATCTACGCCAACTCTACGGTCAAGGCTGGTGACCTCACCATGCGAACTACAGACTTCGTTGCGATGATCAAAGAGCGATACGAAACAGAAGCAGCGAAACTCAAGCGGGAAGCAAACCAGAAGAACAAGATAGCACAGGGCAAGCAACTAATCGCTACCATCCAACGTAACAAGAAAAGCATGGATGGGATCTTTAAACTACACGCAGTGCTAAATAAGGCAACCCTACTCTTGATTGGTAAACTGGAGGGAATCAAGAGTTATAAAACATTCCTCAAGCGACCAGACGGCTTTGAAGTTACTGGCGAAGAGGGATTTGTAGCGAGTGATCATTTAGGAAATGTAATTAAATTAGTCGATCGTCTTCAGTTCTCTAGAGCAAACATGACGATTGATAAAAACTGGATAAAGGGTAAATAATGAATAAAGAAGATGTTAACCTCGTCAATACCCGCACTTGGGTGCTTTGTAACGACGGCACAAATCCCCGTGGGTTTCGTGAGTTGTTTATGAAAGAACATGGCGGTAGTTTCTATCGCAATGAAAGACAGCAATGGGTGTGGAAAGAAACCGAAGAGAAAGTAAACGAACCAAAGGTGGTTTATGTCGTAGTTGACCCAGAAGGAAATGAAACTATTCCTGAGAATTTTCAGGGATATTGTAGGAAATATAACCTAAATAAGAGTGCGTTGTATGGTGTAGCCAAGGGTGAAAGAAAGCATCATAAGAATTATACTTGTTATCGAAAGGAAGTATGAGATGGAAGCATTACAATCAGCATTAGGAACGGTCTTTTATAGCATTTTGCTATTCGTAGCCGGCGCAGCAGTTGGTGTGCCGCTATGGTCTTGGGTTAGTAGGTATTTCCCTTGGAATAAACCCACTCCCACTAAGATCGACTGATCATAATGATCCGTATTTCTACGGAGGTCGCTCTTAAAATAAACAAAGAGTGCAATATAAAGAAGTGCGGATCATAGGAGGGGGGTTCCCCCTCCTATCTTTTATACATAATAATATGAAAAAAGCAGCATTCACATTCGGACGTATGAACCCACCCCACATCGGTCATGAACTGGTAGTGGAGGCTGTTCGTAAAGCAGGAGGAAGGAACTCTTTCCTATTCACCTCGCAGTCAACTGATCCGAAGAAGAATCCTCTCAACTATCGCAAGAAGGCAACATACCTTCGCAAGATGTTCGGTAAGAGAATAAAGGTTATTAGTGATGCCAAAATCCGTGACGTTCATGGCGCCCTTGAATACCTATCAGACAATGGTTTCACGCACCTGCGTATGGTTGTGGGATCAGATCAAGTTGAAGGATTTAAGAAGGCTGTTCTACCATACGTTGACGATTATGGTATTGAGTTCTTTGAGGTGGTTTCCGCAGGAACTAGAGATCCCGATGCTAGTGATGTCTCTGGTATGTCCGCCTCTAAACTTCGTAAGATTGTGGCTGCTGGAGACTTCGACGCATTCCAAGTTGGAATGCCTAGATCAATCTCCGAAAAAGACCAGAAGAAACTATACAATGACCTCCGCAGTGGCATGGGCCTGAGCGAAGATACCGAGACATACTGGTTTGACTATGAAGAGTTCTCGATCTTTGAAAAGATGTATAACATAACCAAAGACCAACCGCTATTAGAACAAGTAATAAAATTTATAGACTAAAAAAATAAACCCCCTCTTGCGAGTGGGGTTTATCTTTTGGGCTGGATTTCAATCTCAATCCGTAACGGCCATCTTTTCAATCTGATAACGAATCCAAGATAGATCTGTCTTGATACCCGCTAGATCAGTTGCGATGTTTAACCTAATAACATCTGCTTCATCTAATCTTGTATCCAATTCTTTGATGTCCGTCTCAATCGCAGAAATTCTAGAAGAATAATTAGCATCTTTGACTGCTACATTCCAAATCAATGTTGCAAATGTAAGTAACCATGCTGTTAATGACCCAATCACTGCCCAACTACTTTTTCGAGCCTCGGTCATTTCAATCCTCCTCATGTGAAAATATTTATAATATCCCATCACTCATGGGTAGGGAAATACCCCCCATTAAAGTATCAAGAACCACTCTATTTATAAAAACCTCGAAAATGTCTACGATATACATACTATGGTTAAATTAAGGAACAATCCAATGCGATACAAAGAACTGCTTAGCCTATTAGAGAGTGAATACGACGTAGAAGTCGGGGGTGCCTCTGGCGTCCTAAGATCTGCACAGAGTGACTTCGGTACATTCCGTGTCGAGAACGCTGCCATGATTACAAGAATAAATGCCTTTATTCACAACTATCTAAAGGAAGCATGTCTCGACCCCAAGCAAACCATTTTCGGTCTTCGTCAGAAGTTGAATCAGGTCGGTCTTGACTTTGATTTCTCAAACAAGAATGCTGTCACTGAGGGTACAATGAACCTCAAGTTGACCCGCTTCGGTGGTATCTTCGGCAAGAGTGACACAACTCCATTCGACGAGTTCGACAACGAAGATGGTCTTGAGAAGTCAATCGGTCATGGACTTACTCTCAACCTAGAGATGTCTATCGACGAGGCCGGCCTTTACAAGATGAATGGTAAAGTTGTTCCTACCATCTCAGAGACTTCAGAAGAGGTTGAGGTAGAAGAAGCAATAGTTGGTCGGACCAAGCCAAAGGACGCAAAACACTCTACCATGCGTAAAGACTACGACGGCGACGGTAAGGTCGAGTCTGGAACTGACGAGTGGAAGGGTTCTAGGGATAAG